AAAGAAAATTAAACAATGCAATGTCTGTTCAGGAATACTTGAAATAGATATAAATTATGTAAAAAATTTTGTTGAAAATAATTCAAATTGTGAACTATTAAGTGATATTTATAATAATATGAATGACAAACTAGATTTCAAATGTGAATGTGGTGAAATATTTGCTACTACATTTTCAGCTTTTAAACTTGCAAATCAGCGACAATGTAAAAAATGTGGATATTTAATTACTGCAAGTAAAATGAAATTAAGTTATGAAGAAGTAAAAAGAAGAATAGAAATTAAAGGCAATGAATTATTAAGTACGGAATATAAAAACAACAATACAAAATTAAAGCTAAAATGTAAGTGTGGTGAAATATTTTATAGAAAATTAGATAATTATATGAATGGTTCAGACTGTTGTGATTATTGTAATAAAAGTAAAGGAGAAAAAGAATGCTATAAGGTATTAGAAAAATATAATATAACATTTAAACAACAAGAAACGTTTGAAGGATGTAAAGGAAATAGAAAATTATTACCTTTTGATTTTTCTGTATATATTAATAATAAATTAAAATTTTTAATAGAATATCAAGGTGAACAACACTATAGATATGTTCCTCAATTTCATAGAAATGAAAAAGGTTTTGAAAAACAATTAGATTATGATAATAGAAAAAGAATATATTGTAAAAACAATAATATTGAATTATTAGAAATTCCTTATTGGGATTTTAATAATATTGAAGATATATTGTTAGAAAAATTAAATATTATAGAAGAGTTAAAAGAAGTTATTAGTATTTAGTGACTTTTATTATTGTGTAAAAAAATTAGGTAGGTGAGAAAATATAATGGCGGATTTTAAGACAAAAGACTTGGATGAACAGATGAAAGGAAAAACAAGATGTACTAAATGTGGAACAATACTTAGTAATACAAATAATTTCTATACGTCCAGTTCAAAATTACATACTCATACTGGAAGAGTATCCTTATGCAAAGATTGCTTGACTAATCTTTATGTATCACTTTTAGAAGAGACTAATGATATAAAAACATCAATATATAAAATATGTGAGTTAATGGATTTTGTATACCTTGAGGGAATATATAATAGCTCATTAACTGAAGCAGGATGGAATAAAGATTTTACTATAGTTCAAAATGGATTAGAAGTATGGAAGAAGTATATAAAGACTATAAACTCACTTAAAAATTATAAAGGATACGCATTTGAACATGGAGATAAAATTGATTTAGGGACAAGTATTATTGAGAATAATATTGCTGAAGAAAAAGAAAAAAGTTTAACTATTTCTCGACCTAAAGAATTATCAGATGAAGATTTAGAACAAAAAGTTAGAGATAAACAAAATAAAGAAGATATAATCAGAATAATTGGATATGACCCTTTTCAACATGAAACAGAAGAAGATAAATCAAAAATGTATGCTAAGTTAATCAACATGTTAGATGAAGACAGTCAAAATGACGAGCTTAAAAATAGTGCCATAATAAGTATTATAAAAGGTCAAAACCAAGAAAATAAAATAAATGATGTTATAACAAGTTTAAGTTCTGATATAAAAAGTATAAAAGATAATATTGGAACTATTAAAAGTTTGACAGATACTAAGGAAAAGTTAAATAAGAGTTTATTAGCTTTGGCAAAAGATAATAAGATTAGTGATTTATATAGTGGTCATAAAACGGTAGGAGCAAATACTTTAACAGGTATGGTTAAAAAGTTAAAAGAAATAGACTTAAAAGAAGCACAGGTTAATTTATTTGATATTCAAACTTCTAATGGTATGTTACAAACTGCAAGACTATCTGCAAAAGCGATTGTAGAAAATCTTAATTTTGGTGATGATGATTTAATAGATATGGTAAAATTTCAAAACGAAAAGATAGGTTTTTATGAACAGGAATATAGTAAATTAAGAGAAGAAAATAGAAAATTAAAAGCAATTTGTTCTTTCAATGATGTAGATTACAAACAAGATATATTAGTAGAAACAGAATATTACGATGCTTTAGACTATGGAGACATAAAAGATAAACAGGAGTCTATTCAAAAACAAAACTATAAAGACGATTTAGAAAGTTTTAATAATATGGTTGAGAAAATAATACCTGTCGACACTATAGAATATATTGATAATGTCATTGAAAACAAAAAAGAAATTGAAAAACAAAAAATACTAGATAGTGTTATAAGTGAATAAAGGAGAATATGTGATGGAAGATGATAGATATATTATATTTGAAGTATTAATTGAATATGAAATTGATGGAATAAAGAAATATAATGCTACAAGTTTAAGTGATTGTATGAATGGGAAATCAGTTGAAGAATGTACTGAAATTGCAGAAAAATTTTGCAGAGATATGGAAACTAAATATAATAATAAAAAATGGATTTTGTGTGGTCATAATATGATTGATATGTCTAAAAAATTAAGACATGAAAGTTTTAAATTGAAACAAGAAAAATGTTTAGTAGTGTATCAAAATACAGAAAGTTTGAATAATGATATTATAAAATCTTTGTATGACAAATATGAAGTGAGTGTGATTCATAAAGATAAATTTAAATTAATAACTCATTGTTGTTATGTAAGAGAATTATATATAGAAAATGGGATTGACATTGATAAAAATTATCTATTATCATTTTTATCAAATAATAAAATAAAATACTTTTAAAATAAAATATATTATGTTATTATTATATTGAGGTGAAAATTATGAAGCAATATACAATTATTAGAAATAAATACTTAGCTGAAGGATTGGCATTTTGTAATTTTAAATATCAAAAATATCAGGATGATGGAGTTACAGTTTATAGTTTTGAGGAAACAGACAAATTAAAAGAAGCAATTAGTGTAATTACAAATATAAAAAAGAATAACCAATAAAAAGGTTGCAATTATGAGGAGGAACAATTATGAGTAAAAAATGGACTAGCGAGGAAATTAATATTGTAAAAGAAAATTATGAGATAATGTCTAATGAAGACATTATAAATAAGTTTAATATCCAAAGAACAAGTAATCAGATAATGGATTATGCAAGTACAAAATTAGGTTTACACAAACCAAAAGGATTAAAAACAAAGAATAGAGGATGGTCAAAAGAAGATGATTTATATTTAACAAAAGTATATGCGTATGAAAATAAATATATCATTATGAGTAAGTTAAATAAAGAGTGGGCAACTGTAAGGGCTAGAGCTATAAAATTAAAACTATCAAGAAGTAATGAATGGAAAGATGAAGAAATTTATTTATTGCATAAGTTTTATCCATATATGAAAACAGAAGATTTTAAAGAAAAGTACTCCATAAATAGAGAAGTAGCTAGCATAAATATGAAAGCCAATAGTTTGAATATTTATAAAGATGAAGTATATTTAGAAAAAATGAGAAAATTGGTAGGTATAAACAACCTATCTTGTATAGGAGATACTTCTGGAGAAAATAATGCTAGATGGAAAGATAGAATGATAGTCAAATGTGATACCTGTGGTAAAGATATTGAAAAGCAACAACACTTATTAACAAAATATAAAAGATTCTTTTGTTGTCAAGAATGTTTGTCAATAGGCAGAAAGAAATTTAATAAAGGAGAAAATAACCCTAATTTTGCTAATGGAAAAGCTTGGAGTAAAGAAATGAGATTAAAAATGGCTAAAATATCTACAAGAAGAATAGTCAACAAGGAGTATAGTTTTACCGAAACAAAACCACAATTGATTATAAATAATATTTTAAATGAAATGAGTATAAAATACACCAATGAATATGACTGCAAATATTATGCTATGGATAATTATTTAACAGAATCTAATTTAATGATAGAAGTTCAAGGTAATTTCTTTCATTGTAATCCAACGATGAATTATAAAAATAGTAGAGAAGTTAAAATAAAGGCAAAAGATAAAAGTAAGCATACCTATGTCAAAAAGTATTATGAAGTAGAAATATTATATTTGTGGGAATACGATATAATAAACAATATTGATTTATGTAAAATGTTAATACAAGAATATATAAACAATAAAGGAAAATTAAATAATTATCATAGTTTTAATTATTGTTTTGAAAATAATAAATTAATAGAGTTAGAAAATAAATATGTAATAGGATATTAAATAAGCTTTAATGATTGTGAGTATGGTAACATACTCTTTTTTGTTGTGTAAAAACAAACTTCATTGATATAAAAAGGGAGGTGGTCTTTTATGTCCATCACAGTGATAAACAAAGGTAATTTAACTCAAAAAAAGTTAGAAGGGTATTTAAAATATAATGAAATACTAAACTGGGGAAGAAGAAATCCAGTAAAATTTGCAGAACTGATTCTTGGACTTGAATGAGTTAATGGATTATCAAAAATATACATTTCAAGAATCATGGAGTAAACAATTTGCATTATGGTTGATGTCCCGTAATGGTGGAAAAAGTACGCTCAGTTCTCCATTTATAATGACAAAAATGATGTTATTTCCTAATTTTCAAAGTTTTATATTATCATTAACTGCGAGTCAAAGCCAAGATACGTTTTTGAAAATGGAGTCTATAGCTAAAAAGCAAATAGAATCTTTTTGTGGGTTAACCGATATATTCTTAGGAGAAGTATCATCTAGTGCAAACCATGACGGATTCGTACACTCGCCCCAAGGATTTCGTTGTAAACTATTTAACAATAGTCAAGTCACTACTGTTTCTGGAGAAGAAGATAATATTAGGGGGAAAAGATCGAATTTAAATTTATATGATGAGAGTGGATTTATTAGTGAAAATTATATTTCTGTAACTAAATCGTTTTGCACACAGGATTCGTCATTTAAGTTGGGTGGAGGTGTAAATACTGAAACTATTCCAATGAATATTCCTAATCAATTGTTATTTTGTTCATCTGCTAGTAGTACCGATTCAGCTTTTTATACATTATATAAAGAATGGGCAAAGCTAATG